CGCACCTAATGGAGTGTCTGGTGATGGTGATGTTGGTGACGAAATTCCTGTCGCGCACCCATCTGGCGTTGCTGGCTGCGGCGGGGCTGGCGCGGTTGGCGTTGAGGCTCTTGAAATATCAATTGATGAAGATGGTGTTGGCGGCACAGGTGCAATCGGCAATCCAACATACGTTGCTGACTTGCAAGCTGGAGTTGCTGGAGTTGCTGGTGATGGTGAAGTTGGTGACGAAACGCCAGAAACAAATAAAATTGCCACAGGTCTTGGCGGCACAGGCGGTGTTGGCACAATAACTGAAGAAGTCACCAAAATTGCTACTGGCGTGGCTGGAGACGGCGATGTTGGTGCAGAAACAGTGCAGCTTGAAAAAGTAGAGACTGGCGTTGGTGGCACGGGTGGTGTTGGAAATGAAAGCATAGATATACTTGGCTGGGGTAATGCTGGCTGGGGAGAAGATGGATGGGGCGAATAATATGAGCTACACAACACTAAAAGCCAATATCCAAGAATTTTTGGAAGATGACTCGACAGAGTTTGTTGCGTCTATTGACACGATCATAGCGCAGGCTGAAGAAATGGTTTTTCAGCGCCTACCAAATATGCCGTGCTTCCGCTCGACATCTGCTGCGGCTAATCTTGTGCAAGGCACGGCGTCATACACAATTCCCACGGCGAGAATGATCCGACAGGTATCAATTACCGACACAAATGTTGTGACGTATCTCGACCACAGGGTGGATTCTTACATCCGCGACTATTGGCCCAATGCGGCGACACAAGGCACCCCACGCATGTACAGCACAGATAGCGCAGGAACGGCTGGAACGGTCATTACACTGGCTCCCACGCCCTCTGCGGCCTTGGCCTACAGCGTGGACTTTATCGCGCCTGAGACGGGCCTGAGCAACGGTAATCCCAACACTTGGATCGACACTAACGCTTCGACAGTTTTATTGGCTGCGGCTCTGTACGAGGCTTCTGCGTTCTTAAAAGCGCCAGAAACTTTATCTCTATATAAAACCCAGTTTGACGAAGCAGTTCAACTTACTGTACAAGAGATGCAACGAGATTACGCAGCAGAATACAATGGAGGCATATAATGTCAATTTCACAAGCAATGAGTACGTTATTTAAAAAAGACGTATTGTTGGGCGACCATCACCTAGACAGTGACAATATTTATATTGCGTTGTACACCAGCAGCGCAAGTCTAGGTGCGGCAACGGATGGTTACATAACCAGCAATGAAGTTGCCGACGGCAATGGCTACACCACTGGCGGTGTTGCTTTGGCAAGTAAGGCAGTAACAGAAAACAGCACTAGTGGTATTTTTGATGCGGCTGATCCAGAGTGGACAAGCGCAACATTTACTGCCGCTGGCGCATTGATCTACAATAAGACACTGGGCGATGCATCTGGCAACGCAAGAGGTGCAATCGCCATTCTTAATTTTGGCGGTGACTTCTCTGTTGCTGGCGGTACTTTTAAAATCGTATTCCCAGCAGCAACTGCAAACAATGCAATTGTAAGGATCGACTAAAATGGCTTCATCCTATGACAACGACTTACGCCTTAATGAAATGGCGACTGGCGATCAGTCGGGCGCATGGGGTACGGTCACAAACCTAAACTTGGAAATGATTGCAGAAGCATTCAGCTACGGCACCCGTGTTATTGCCAACGCCGCCGCAGACAACATAACACTCGCGGATGGCGCACTGGACGCTGACCGAAGTATGTACTTGAGATTGAGTGGTGGTGGTCAGGCTTGCACAGTAACATTTTTGCCAGCAACCATCTCAAAGGTTTGGCTGATTGAGAATGCAACGTCTGCAACTTTGACGATGAAGCAAGGCTCAAGCCCAGCGGGTATTGCAATTCCTGCTGGTCAGGTCAAAATGATAGCCACAGACGGTGGGGGCAGCACAAACGGCGTTGTCTATGATCTTCTAACAGACGTAAATCTGGCTGGAACAACGGTGACTGATAACCTCACGGTTGGTGGAACTCTTGGCGTTACTGGGGTTCTAACAGGTACGTCATTAGATATTAGCGGCAATGTAGACATTGATGGCACAACAAACCTTGATGCCGTGGATATTGACGGTGCTGTTCAAGTTGATGCAACAGTAAATGTTGGAGTTGATGACACTGGTTATGACGTTAAGTTCTTTGGAGATACCGCCAGTGCATACATGCAGTGGGATGCAAGTGCAGACGATTTAATTCTTGGTGGCGCGGCTGGATTGGTAGTGCCTCAAGATAAATTAACTATCGCGTCCACCGCTGTCACAAGCACTGCGGCTGAATTAAACCAACTGGATGCCATTACTCGCGGCAGCATCCTGTACGGCAATGCTTCTGGAGCAACGGCTAGATTAGCCAAAGGTGGCGCGAATACAGTTCTGACTTCGGATGGCACAGATATTAGTTGGTCTGATGGCCCCCCGACACTGACTAGAGGTGAGATTATATATAGTAATCCGAGTGGCACCACAGCAGCACTAGCTCCCGGAACAGCCGATACAGTTCTTACATCAGATGGTACAGATATATCTTGGGCTGCTGCTGGTTCAACCTTTACTCTCGTAGCATCTGTAAATACAACAAGTGGCACGGCCATTGACTTCACTGGTCTTCCCTCTGGTGTAAACAGAGTAACGCTAAACTTAGTAAATGTTAGTACTGACTCAAGCCAACGCCTTTTAGTGCAACTAGGCGATAGTGGTGGGATTGAAGCATCAGGATACCTTGCTTCGTCTGCACATACAGTGGCTGGCTTGTATAGCACAAATGGCTTTCCTATTGTTAGGACTGTAACCAGTAACTTTACCAGTGGAATAATGATATTGACTAGAGTAACTGGAAATCAGTGGGCTTCAACACATAGCGCAACCAGAGACACCTCTGGCACTGGTGCATTCGGCGGTGGTTCCAAGACACTTACTGGAGAACTTACTCAACTTCGCCTCACTCGTCTAACATCTGGAAACTTTAACCAAGGCAATGTTAGTCTTTCATATGAGTAGGAAATAGATATGACTATTAGGCAAATAAACATTCAAACTAACGTTGAGACTACTATTCCTGATAACCGAGTTGTCAGTGAAGAAGAGGTAGCCAATGGTATTCGTGATGAACGTAATGAGCAACTACGATCAACGGTAGACGTTATAGCTGGGAACGTTTTACGTTGGAATTGTTTGACAACTGAAGAACAAGCCCTGTGGACAACTTATCGTTTAGAACTTTTAGATGTACCACAACAAGCAGGATTTCCAAACTCTGTTACTTGGCCTACAGAACCTAGCTAATGGCAGATATGAATGAGCGTGGTTTTGTGGTAAATAGGTGTAAATATGGATAAGCGCACAGTGGCCTCTGCACACAGCAGAATTGATGATCTAAATGTCACTTTTGCATCTCTACGCACAGAGGTGACCATACAGCACAAAGAGCTATTTACGAGGGTGAAGCGTTTAGAGGCGATTATGATCGGTGCCAGTGCGGCGATAATCGTTATGCTGATGACTGTACTAACAAAAATGGGATAAAACTATGACACCAGAGACGTTTGATAAATTTAAAGTTTTGCCGCGAATAATGATGCTGGCTGTTACAGTGCTGACGTATCAAAGTGTTCACTGGTTTATGTCTATCCCCCCAGATCAAGTAACAAATGCCCAAGCGGGTTTGGTTAGCGTCTGTATGGGCGCACTCACTGGTTGCTTTGGCATCTTCATAAATGGTGAAAAAGCATGATGGCTCTTCTGGGTAGCCTGCTAGGCTTCGGATCATCGTTTTTGCCGTCAGTGCTTGATTACTTTAAGGCCAATCAGCAGCAAAAGCACCGCATTGAAATGATGCAAATCGAAACAGAGCTTGCACAAAAGCGGTCTGAAATGAAGCTGGTCGAGCTAGATAAAAAGGCAGACATCGAAGAAACAAGGGGCTTGTATGAGCATGATCGATCTATCGACGCTGGAGGATTTATCAACGCTCTTCGGGGTTCTGTTCGTCCTGTTATTACTTATGCCTTTTTCGGATTGTTCGTAGCCACCAAAGTGGTCATCATGGTTAAGGTCGGGCAGTCTGGTGGAGAGTGGACAGAGGCTGTTGAGCTTATGTGGGATCAAGAAACGGCTGGGCTTATGAGCGCAGTTTTAGCATTCTGGTTCGGAAATCGGGCAATCAGTAAATATGCAGGACAGAAATGATATTATCGTCGGGGCAAATTGAACAGCTACTTCATGGCAACAAAGACTGGAAATCTTGGGAGCAACCTCTCAAAGATATTCTTGCTAAGTACCAAATCAACACGCCCCAACGCATTGCAATGTTTATCGCCCAGTGTGGGCATGAGAGCTTGAACTTTACGGTACTAGAAGAAAATCTAAATTACTCTGCGAAGGGCTTAAATGCAGTATTCGGAAAATACTTCCAGAGGGCAGGGCGAGACGCAAATGCATTTCACCGTCAACCAGAACGTATAGCCAATGTGGTTTATGCTGACCGTATGGGCAACAGCAATGCAGCGTCAGGAGACGGATGGAAGTACCGTGGCCGTGGGGTCATACAATTAACTGGGGCGCATAACTATGCGATGTTCGCGGATGCAATTGGAAAAAAACTGTCCCAAATAATTGAATATGTCAGCACCAAAGACGGCGCACTGGAAAGCGCCTGCTGGTTCTGGAATAGAAATGACCTTAATAGATATGCCGACAACGGCGACATTAAAAGCGCAACTAAACGAATTAACGGCGGCTATAACGGCCTGTCTGATCGGGAGCATCACTACCACCGCGCAATGTCTGTACTAGATGGCTCATACAAGCCTCAAGCGGCCCCTGTGCTGCTCAAGGTTGGCTCTAGAGGCCCAGAGGTCATAAAAGTGCAGGAGACGCTTAATCTGGACGTTGACGGCGTATATGGCTTAATGACCAAAGAGGCTGTCATGTATTGGCAAAGAAAAAATGACTTGACTGAAGACGGGATAGTTGGCCCTAAGACTTATGCTGCCTTGATCGGAGAATAAGATGTCACTGCAATTGCTGAAATACAACGCTGGCATCGTCAAAGATACCACAGAATATTCTGCTGGGAAGAACGGCCCGTTTTGGGTGGACAGCCAACTGGTGAGATTTGTAAACGGATACCCAGAAAAATTTGGCGGCTGGCAAAAGAGCGCAATTTATTCGATTAATCCAGACGGCGATCCTAACAGCACTGAGACATCGATATCTGGCATATGCAGGCAAATGTCATCGTGGCGCGGCGTAACGGATGGCGTTGATAGGATCGCGGTTGGCACAAGCAATCATTTGTATATCATTGAGAATAACGCGCTGTACGACATCACGCCGCTGCGGAAAACAACTTCAAACCTTACTAACCCGATCACCACAGCAAACGGCAGCACAGAAATTACTGTCACGGATAACGGTCACGGCGTAAAAACAGGCGACTTTGTTGTAATTAATTCTGCAACGGCGACAGGCGGCATTCCAGCCGACACGCTCAACAGAATGTCTGGCTATCAAGTAGAGCTTGTTAGTGCCAACACATACACAATTGTATCTCCGACTGCGGCAAGCAGCACGGCGACAGGCGGCGGCACCACAATTGATATAAAATATTTAATTGGAGAGGCCGAAAACCTTGGAATACAAAGCTCTGTGTCTGCCCTTGGCTGGGGCGTTGGCGGTTGGGGAGGAAATGGTATTGGTGGCGAGGCTGGAACTACAAATAATGGCGAAATTATTATTGGAACAGAAATAATAAAATACACTGGAATAACATCGAATACACTGACGGGCTGCACTCGCGGATTTGATAATGATCCGGGGCCGGGAGGCCCAGCTACAACGCATAATAATGGTGCCACAGTAACTCTAAGACATTTCGGCCTTACAACAACATTAGCTGAAGCACTGGATGCAACTGAAGAAGAAATTGATCTTACAAGCGCATCAAATTTCTTAGGAACAAATCTTAGTGGATTTAACAGCCCAGCAACCGTGGCTGACTCAACAATACACCTTGATAACTCTTCGTGGAGCATAAATATTTGGGACAATGATGTTATTGCCACTTTGAGAAATGGAAAAATTTATTATTGGGACACGTCTGCTGGCGTGGCAACGAGGGCCGTATTGGTTTCCAGCATAGCCAACGCTGCAAGCGTCCCAGAAGTAGCTGGAATAAGCACAGTATCGTTTCCAGACCGACACTTTATTGTGGCTGGGGCAAGCAAATATGAAACTGATGGTAGCTCTGGGCCGTTTGACCCCATGCTGGTTCGCTGGTCATCTCAAGAAGAATTTGCCAAGTTTGCCCCCACCACACTAAATACTGCTGGCGATCAAAGATTAGAGGTTGGCACAAAAATTGTTGCAATGATCAACAGCCGCGAAGAGACAATCATCAGTACGGATGAGGCTGTCTATGGAATGACATTTGTGGGTGATCCGTTTATATTTTCGTTTAGATTACTTGCGACTGGAGTTGGAGCCGTGGGAATAAACTCCATGATTGCAATCGATGGCAATGCGTTCTGGATGGGTCCAAAGTCGTTTTACGTTTATGACGGTGTGGTTAAAGAAATTCCATGTCCACTAAAACATTTTGTCTTTGACCGTATGCAGACGGCCTTTATCGGTAAAACTGTGGTCGGACATAATGTAGAGTTTAGCGAAATTATTTGGTTTTATGTGTCAGATCAAAACACAGCGACAGATACAGACAATCCAGAGCCAGATGCATACGTCACATACAACTACAATGAGCAGGCGTGGGCGGTTGGAGAAATGGATCGAACTGTGTGGAACGATGCGTTTGGGGCGCGGGAAAAGCCATTTGCATTTTCTTCAGAGGGCTTCCTATACAATCAAGAGACAGGCACAAGTGACGATGGCGCGGCCATGAATTGTTTCATTGAGGCATCGCCCCGTGAAATTACAGCCGAAGGCGAAAATCTGTACATGGTGGATCGCGTTATTCCTGACGCAACAATGGGCGCGAACAGCAATTTATCTCTGTTTATGAACACACGAAAATACCCCAATGGCGCTGAAACTGTGAAGGGGCCGTTTAACATTACATCGACAACAGAAAAAATCAGCACTCGCGTCAAGGGTCGCCAGATTGCGTTGAAGTTCCAAAGCACAGGCACTCAGGATGAGTGGCAGCTTGGCGACTTGCGGATTGATACAAAAATGGCTGGCCTGAGATGAGTGGAACCGCACCCCTCGCAGCATTGCGTTTGCCAAGCCCACCCTCGCAATATCAACAGGGCTACATGGCGCGTCTTACCAGCACTCTAGAGCTTGAAAAACAGGCGACATATTTTGCCAATTCTTCCAGCTTAAACACGGCGGTACAACAGGCCGAAGCAACAGCGTGGTTTATTTCTTAGATGTCTAATAAATATAAAAATGCAAAAGTTGATCTGACAACGGCAAATGTCACAACGCTGTACACCGCGCCCAGCGCAACAACTGCCTTGGTGAAGTCGATCTTAGTATCGGAGTACAGCGGCAATGCAGATACGCTCACGGTAACGCTGACAGACGCCGCCGCATCGCCTGCTATTTTTAGCCTCTTCAAAACGAAAGCAATAGGTGCTAATGCTACGTTAGAGCTTTTAACGCAGCCCCTCACTGTGCAGGAGGGCGAAATACTTAAAGTCACGGCGGCAAATGGAAATCGGCTCCACGTTGTGGCCTCACTATTGGAGATAACCTGATGGCAGTTCAGTATGACGCAAACGGCGTGGCGATAACAGATGAGAACGGCGTTGCTCTTGCAGACCCTCTTGGTAGCCTTGGTGGATTAACTACTGAGGACGGCATGAATGCGTTGCAGCTTTATCAGCTTGAGCAGTCAGAGCTTCCAGAGCTTGAAGCTGGAGTGCGATTGCAGGACGTTTACGGTACTGGCGCAGCGCCAATGTATGATTTCTTTAATCGTGTGCCAACGCGCACCGTCACATTCCCCGACAAAACAGATTTTGGTGGCGTGACATTTGAAGGTGAAGAGGCTCCCTTTGGAACCGCAGGAAACACTGATTTTAATACGTCAAGCCAAAAAGCAATTGCCGAAAGACTACAACAGCAGGCGGCTGGTGAGTTGGGAATGATGGTCGGCGGTAATATTGGTCGGCAGTATTTGTTTGGTGGTAAAGGCATCGCAGATAATTTTGGGAAGGCGACAAGCGAAGGCTTGAAGTCATCTTTTAGTTTTGGAAACAAAGCGCCGACTTTTGAAGGATTTCAACCAAAAGTTGGCGTTGGCTACGGCGTAGGTCGTTTTGCTGGAGGATTATTGGCAGGAGAAGATTTTAAAGACGCAGCAAAGTCTGGCGTTAAATCAGGCGTTGGCGCGGCAGTCGGAAGCGTATTTGGCCCTGCTGGAGCTTTTATCGGTGCAAGTTTATTGGGCCGTGTGATCTGCAACGAACTACAGCGGCAGGGCGTAATGAGCAGGCAGAACGTACTGCTGGACTATCGCTTCACCAGAGATTACCTGACGCCACAACACGTCAATGGATATCATGTATGGGCCGTACACGTTGTAAAACAAATGCGTAAAGGTAGAGGCGTTAAGATGTGGCGGCACTTGGCCCAACACAGAGCCAACGAAATTGCATTTATCTATGGAAAGCGCGACAAGCCCGACTATCTGGGCAAGATTTATCGAAAAATTCTGGAACCAATCTGCTGGTCGGTTGGCTTCTTCTGCGAAAAAACTGACTGGTCTGTTTTATACAAAACAAAGGAAATATAATGGAACCCGATCAAATGCCCGAAATGCGTGGCGCGAATATGCGGCAGGAAAAACGCCCACAAAAAGATATGGGCAAGGCATCGCCAGAAATCGCGGCTGCTCTTGTTCAGCGTCTTGGATCAATGTCTGAGCAGGAAC